AGGTTCCTGACTCATCACCAGTAGCTATTTCTTTAAGTCTTAAATCATTTACATAAGTAGCCATTTATATCTCCGTTCAATTGATTATATTACCTTTCTTCTGCATAGTTAAGCAACATCTTCCCAGTTAGGGGTTTGGCTATCATCTATGGTGGTGTAATTTGGTGTTTGTGTATCTGTAACATCGCTATAATTAGGTGTTTGTGACTCGTCAATTAAACTCCAAACAAAAGGATTTCCTACTTCTCCAGTAGCTGAAACACCTGTTATAGATACTGTTGCTTTGGCAACTACAGTTAAAGAACCAACAGATGCTGCGGCAGACACACCATCTAGTGTAAATACTTCATTATGGTGTATTGTTACAGAACCTACAGATGCTGTAGCACTAAGGCCAGATACTGGCACATTTGCCTCACCATCTACATCAACAGATACAGAACCTAAAGTTGCGACGGCGCTAGGAGCTGTCGCTATTGCTTGACCATTAACACCAACTCCAGAAACTGATCCCGTTGCTGATTGGCCTGTAGGGGTTACGTTTGCTTCTGCATCAGTGGATGGTGTGCCTAAAGCGCTTGTAGCAGATTGCCCAGATGGTGTGACATTAGCTTCGGCATCTGTTGCTACAGATCCTAATGCGCTGGTGCCTGATTGTCCTGAAGGCGTTACGTTAGCTTCACAATCAAAAGTAGGTGTGCCTAGAGCAGAAGTTCCTACTTGTGAAGCAGGAGTAACATTAGCTTTTGCAACAACGGTTAAAGAACCAACCGCGCTAGTAGCTGCGCTTGGAGCTGTAAGAGTAACAGGTATAGGTTCTCCCCAAGTACCTTCACCCCAGGTTCCGCGACCCCAGCCTGTAATATTAGCCATAGGCTATTTAGGCGATTCTAATTAAAGCTGTGCTTGCCGCTGCCGCTGGCATAACCACAGTAAAATCTCCAGCTGTAGAAGTTTTGTCTCCACCAAAATCTATTGTAGCAACAGATTTATTACTGTCAGTTGAGTTGTATATCATACAACCTCTAGCAGTTACGGTGGCTGTTCCAAACGTCAAATCGGCAAAATCTGTAAAACCAGTTGTACCGCTTGAAGTAGGATCAACTCTAGTAAGGTTTGCACCTCCTGAAGTGTAATTTGTACCTGATGCTTGTCCTGTTGTCGTAAACGCAGTTGTAGTAGCACCTAAAGTTGCTGAACTTGTATATAAAGCAAGTTTAAAAGTATCTCCACCTGAGTTTTTGAAGTTATGGACAGCCTCTAGCAGCTCTTTTTTAAAGCTGGTTGTTAATGTTGATGTGATAGCCATATTTATATCCTTTTTACAATTTTAGCTACATCCTCCTCTCCAGCTTTGATCAGCTCTTGAATCAAGGTAGCTTTATAGGATTTTATAGCATTTTTTATATAAATTAAACACACCTGTCTAATTGCTTCTTTATAGGCCCTAGCTTGCTCTTTGATATGTGGTTCGTTGTCATCAGATACGCTAACTATTTTTTCTGTTATACGATCTGCCCAAAACTCAGGTGGGTGTCCACCAAAATTAGAGGTTTGCGCTTCAATAATCCCTAAACTGGGTATTGCGCCTGGTGTTATTTCATCTACCATACTTTAGGATCCCCCGCTTTTGTTTCTTTCAAATGTGTATCATAGCGGTCCATAAGAACAGGTTTTTGTTCTTCATCTATTTTTCCTTCAATTTGACTTCTGTTGAAAACACGTAATTTGTTTTCTTGATCGTGTACGATAACTTTGGGATCGTCCAAACGGTGATAACCGTATAATTTGTCTTCTACAGGTATTGAAGTGTCTAATAAAGTAGAAGAATTAGCTACTTCCACTTGCATACCTGCACCTTGACATTTAGACAGCCAAAACTCAACACACCCTCTGCCTGACTCTGCGAAGTACAAATTACCAGAATAAGTAAAATCTACTCCAAACATTTTTAAACAACCTACCTTATTCCAAAGTGCAAAAGCTATAGCGTATGCAACTGTATTGTTAAGATAGTAGCAATTCAAATCTCTTACCACTTCTTCTACTGGGTAAAGAACTAATCCTTTTGCTCTTTTATCTAATTCACATGTGTATATTGGTCCTTCATGCGTTTTGAGTATTTTTTTCATTGACTCCGTTTGTCCACCTGCATCGTCGCTGTCAAAAAAACGACTAGCTGGATCTAACATAAAGATTCTGTCGTGAAATATGACGTCAGCTACGGCATTGATTGCCCAGACTTCGTCAAAATGTACTCCGTGTGATTTAGCAAGATTGTAGTCAAACCAACTACGTCCCATACCTACGATGGCTACAGTCTTGCCCTCAAGTTTCTTGATAGGCTTCATATTTACTCCTTTTAACTTACATTAGAGCGAAGTGAGTCATAACGATATTCATCTCGTCTTCCTCTAGCTTCTGCTCTATTTTTTAATCTAGCAATTTCTTGTTGGAATCTATTTTCGTAAGTTGCAAGTAAATCTGGTTCACCCTTCATAAAAGTATAACCCTCGACTAATGAGCCATAAAGCAAGGCGTCTCTGGCGTTGTTTGAAAGCCAGGTACCGCTTGTATTTGTAACCAAACTATTTGGTCTATATAAATAATGCAATTCTACTGAGTAGTCTGCATCTGGTAATGGCGCGACTACGATAGTAGAACCAGAACTTGAAGAAGTGCTATATTCTTTATCAAAGTCAGCGTAGTATTTAGGCAGCCCTCTCAGACTGGTATCAGTTATATCGGGAGTAAACTCCTGCATAAAACTGGGGTGTTTCTTATCCAGAAAATGATAATCGCTTGAACTATCAATTACTGCTAACGAAAAACTCAGAACAAAGTCTGTTGGACAAGTTAAAAAACGGCTACCCGTTGTTAAACCACCTGTCACATTTTTCCTAAAGAAATCTTCTTGTACTAAATTAAATATACGATCTTCAGCGTTCTTTATAAAATCTGGAAGCGTTGTATTGAAAGTGCTTTCATTATTATCAAGAAAACTTTGTATCAAAGTAGTTAATTCAGTATAAGTCATGTTGTGATTGTAACTGTTCCTAAAGATGCTGTCATTTTAGGAGTTGAAAAATTAGAACCCAATATTGAAGAGTTCATTGCAAATGAATTGATACTAGATGAACTGAAATTACTTGGATCTGACACTACTACAAAACCCTCCCCAACTTCTAAATCGTTGTTTGGTCTTGGTTTGTATAAAGCCTCTGGATCAGATACAACTGGTCTAGGATCTATTTGCGGAGCTTTTGGCTCAAAACAATCTGGACATGTTTTAAGATTATTCCACTCTTCGCGTAGTTCATGTAATTTATATTCAAAGCCACATCTATCACAAATAGCTTTTGCAAATTTTCCAAGAGCATAAGCCACTAATAACTACTCCTCATAGATGGTTTTATACGAAAAGATGCTCTGTCCTCATCTTGGTCAGCTGCTCTTCTAAATTCTTCTTCATATGCAGCTTTTAAAACTTGTGTACGTTCTGGCGCTCTTTTTTGAGATATGTAATATGCTAGACCAGCAGCAAAACAAGGATAGAATCTAAAAGGCATATCAACAGTATTTATAGCTGTATCAGCATCATCCATACGTACTATTTTGTTAAATAATAATATGTCGGTAGAATTTTCAGGAGCAGGCCATATTTTTATTACAGGCGTAGTAAGCTTGTCAAAAAAGAATTGAGATGGTCTGCTTTTGGTATCTTTAGTTGGTATGTTTAAGTATTCAGCACGACTAATTCTGCTCATACTTGTATCAGTTGTTTCGTTGTTTGTTGTTCTTCGCAAAGACATATCTAATATATCAATAACATTAGAATTGAGAGAATAACTAGAAGTACCTTCTGTTAGTGCTTGTGTAGTTTGTTCAATCGTCCATTGATTTAAACCTCTGTTAGCCCATTCTGCTAACATAAGGTTGATAGATCTTTTTGCTGTTTTGAGATCGTAACCTGTCCTTAGTTCTATACCGCAACGCTCAAAAGCCTCTTCTATAAACTCGGTTACATTTGGTTCAAAATTAGTGCTTCCTGAAAGTGCCATTACTCATCCTCTGCATATAGATTATCAAAAATTCTGTTTACGTCCAAGGTATAGTCTAAATCAGACTTTGAATAATGTATATGTGCGGA